AGCCTTGAACTACGTAAACACGTCGCACTGGTTCTTGACATACACCACCACTGGGTCGCTACAGGCGAATATATTCGTCCAACCGATCGTAGATTTGACCGCATAGTTGAATCGTGGCGCGGTGTACGCCCTGTTATACATTACAGTGTATCACGTGAGGATTATATACAAGATGCGTGGCCAACTGATGAACTACTAGATCATCAAATGCTACTTATGAATGGATTTAAGAAACAAAAACTTAGAGCACACTCAGACTATATGTGGAACTCAGCAGTTAACGACTGGGCACTAGAGTTTTTAGACCACGCAGATATTATGGTAGAATCTAAATGTAAAAATTTAGCAAGCCAAGAATTGTATAAATATTACAAAGGAAAAGATTATGAGTTACCTAAACAAGATGTACGGTCGCAAACGACCTTCGCAGCCTGAAGCAGAATTTAATAAAAACCCAAATCGTGTAACCGGCGGATTAAAAGCGCAGGGTGTTGATACTATGGTGTTAGTTGCTGAAGACGGTGCTCAACAAGAACTTCCTACACTTCAATATGTTCGTTCACTGGAAGAACAGTCAAAAAAACAGCGGGCGGCTATTAACGTTTTAGAACGTAAGCTCACCCGCTTAGACGCTGCTTTACAGCAGTTACAATCAACCTTTAATCGCGGCTAAGATTGCTGCCTTGTTCATACTAGCGTTTGCTTTTACGCCGTTTGCTTTAGCATGAGCAAGTAGATCATTTTTAGACATACTGTCTAAATCAACTTTTGCCGCTTTTTTAGTGGCTTTCTTTTTAGTTACTTTCTTAGCAGGCTTTGCTGCTTCTACTTTTGCTGGACCGTTTGGCGTCTTTGATACTACATTGTGTACATTAGGTGCCTTATGGTTCATATCAACTGGCTTTGAACGATGCTTAAAGTACATCGAGATTAGCAATACAACGATTGCCGCGCCGATAATTAATTCAATATTCATATTATTCTCCTATAGGAGCAAATACTTATATAAATAATCTAACAAAGGAGACAAATATGATACAAAAATGGATCAATGCTCGTATTAAAGAGCGTACAACATTAGACGGTGTTATTCTAGTAGTAGCAGGCGTTTCATTCTTAATCTTCAAACCAATCGCTGCCTTAATGGCATATGGTGCTATCGCATACGGTGCTTGGACTATTTGGAAGTCTGAGTGAAGTGTGATTCAAATAAAATCTGCGGTTGGATAACTGCCCTAAGTCAACTAACAGTAGCCGCAGTTATTCTTTACGTAGGCTTCCAAGTACAGATACATTTAGAACGTATGGTTGTTAGTTGGGAAAAAATGGCTAACAATGTAGAGCGTATTGAAACAGATATGCGTTCTATAGATAAACGTATGTGGGAAATGAATCAGCGTGTTGGTGGCGTACAACGTAAACTATCACCTTGGAACATGATGATGCCTTAAAGTTTACTAATAGGTATATCAGAACTAGCGTGTAGATTCCAAACTTGTTTACGTTCTACACCCTTTTTCTGAGCAAAAGTTTTAGCATCACAGTTAGAACAAACGTGAAAATAGTTATTGTTTAGACGTTTAGGATCCATACTGCCTCGTTCTCTTTCAAATTCGGCATCACAACTATCGCATCTTAGTACAACTATAGTAACATCGCGGTAATATGTGTGACGTTTACCTAATTTACTAGCACGTTCGTACAACTTCTTTAATGTATATTCTCGAATGAACATAATACTATTTACATTAAGATTATAAAATATTTTACTAAATACTAGTACTAAAGCAATTTTAGCCCACAAACGGAGAATTCTACATGGCAAGAAAAGAGATTAACATTGGTGTTGAAGGTAATGACGGCACTGGTGATAGTATTCGCGAATCGTTTAACAAAGTAAATCAAAACTTTAACGAAATTTACGGCTTCTTAGGACAAGGCGGAGCGATTGGCTTTGTTGACCTCGATGATACCCCTAATAGTTTAGATGACGAATTAAATAAAATTCCAGTTGTAGATGCTGTTGCTGGTAGTAATAGAATTGTTTTTAAAGAAATTAAAGGCGCTGACGGCCAGGGTATTAATGTAAACTTTGATGCTGAAGAAGGTGCTATCCTTATTGAAAATACTAGTGCTAATGTTGTGCTAGATACTACTCCAGAATTAGGCGGAACATTACACGGTAAACGTTCTTCAGGTTTTGCTAACGGTATTATTGGTATTGATACTACTGAAAAGATGGTAAACCAAGCCAACTTAGATTACAATACTAATTACACTATTCAAGATATTGTTATTGACAAACAGTTTGCTGATGACAAATATATTGCGTCAGCACATGACGTTATGGAAGGTTCTTTAGGGCTAAGAGCAGAACCTACTAGTGCGCCACTTGCGGCAATTAGTGAAATAGATGCTGGAAACATTACCATTCTAAATCATGGCTACGATAGTGACACTGACGGGAAGCCTGTAAAATTTATTGGAACTGCTACTGGATTAGACAACACAACAGAATACTATATTCATGTTCCACGTTATGCGGCATTTAAATTTAGTTTATCAAATAGTGGTACGTTTACAAGAGGACATTATGTTAGACAGCAAGCATCAGGTGCTACTGGTGTAATTGCTCAATCACTTACTAACACTCCTTACATTTATATTAGAAGTATATCAGGAACATTCTCTGTAACTGGAGGTGTTATTGACACTTCACCAGATGGAAGTAACTGGACTGCTACAACATTTAACATCTTAACTGTATACAATCAAGACGCAGAAGAAATTTTCTTTGAAGAAGATATTGTTAAATTATACACAAACAAAGACGGTGCTAAGAAAGGTGGTGTTGGTTATGTAAATGCTTCGACTCCTATTGGTGCGTGTTACTTAGTTGACAGTAAATTTGACAGTAGTTTAAGAGGCTTATATAATTTAGACGAAGCACTTCCAAGAGAAGCAGTTGTTCGCAGACAGGGCGACACAATGGAAGGCTACTTACAGTTATCAGATCACCCAGGTGAACTAACTGGAGATGGAACACCAAGCGGCTTTACAATTATTTTTAACAGTCCTGTTACAGTAGTTAAAGATGAAGATTTAATACAAGCAAACACAGGTGCTACAGCAAGAGTCAAAGACGACTTTACTAATACGCAAATAGTACAAGTAACAGGCGATTGGGCATCTTGGAGTATGAGTGAACTTGATTCTGTTAGCGGTACAACTAGTGGTGCTTTAAATACCTACGTTGTAGATCGTTATGCTCCAGATTTATTAGCAGCGACCAAATACTATGTAGATAAGTCAACTCCAGTAAGTAAAACTAACTTATTTGTAAGTTGGGAAAATGGTGATGACAACATGGTAAACATTCCGCCCGATTCAATTGGACGTTCGTTTGCTACAGCATTTAAAACTGTAGGTCATGCTGCTCGTTACGCTGAACGTATTATTTACGGTGACGACAGTATTACATTTACTGACTTTGACCGCATTAACATGGATCCAAGTGAAGACTTTGTTATTCCTTACGATCCAGTTGCTCGTCCTGGTGTTAAGCCAATGTCAGGTCCATATCGTCAAGTTATTACTTATAAAGGTCCAGACTACCCAGCAAAAGTAGTTATTCCTCCTCAAGCAGTAGCAGGTCAACCTAACGTATTTGATATTCAACTCAATCATAACGGAACTGTTATTGACCAAGCAGGTGACAACACAGACAACGCAGACTTTAACAACAACAATATTATTCCAGGTAAGATTATTACAACACGTTTGATTACAGGACGTGATGTACGTGGTCGTATTCTAAACTATACTCAACGTGCTAATCCATTTACTAGTGATGTTATTCGCTACGAATTGTTAACACCGGGTGCTAACTTCCAAACAGCAGACGAAGTTGAATTTGGTAATGCTGTTGCTGATGTACAAATTACATTGATGATTGAATCAGGTCAGTACGAAGAAGACTATCCAATTAGAATGGCTGAAAACGTATCTGTAAGCGGCGACCACTTTAGACGTGTTATTCTAAGACCAAAAGATGCTGTTTCAAAATCTCCATGGGCTAAAACTTACTTCCGTAGAGATAGAGCATACGACGGTAACGCAGGTGCTAAGAAGCAATACATTACGCTAAACAGTGTTGTAACACTTAACGCAGGCGATGTTATTAAACAAGACTTAACAGGTGCTAGAGGTATTGTTCAAACATCAGATACTTCGAACACATTTGCTTTAATACTTTGTCAAGGCGAGTTCTTTACAGGCGTTGACTACAATGTTCGTCAATACACAAATTATGCTCAAACTGGCGAAACAGAAATCAACCTAAATACATATATTGGCAGTATTGATGCAGTTGAATATGGTTATCATTACTTAACAGATCCTGAGGATATTAACAGTACTCCGTTGAACAATAGAGATATGGATATCTTACTAATGAACAACGCAACATTCATTAGTGGATTTACTTGTCAAGATCACGGTGGATTTATGGAAGTGCTTGACCCAGATGGCCAAATACAAACTAAATCACCATATACACAAACTGCGGCATCATTTACACGTTCACTAGGTGACACACAACGCTTTGGCGGTGGTATCTTTATCGACGGTAAAGTAAGTAACTTACAAGGTTACTTATATGACGACGGTGCTAGTAACCCACAAGGCGTAGGTAACACTTCAACAGAAGTTGCTGCTCGAATTAGAGACGAGCGTGATGGAAACTTTAAACGTTTCCCTTCACTTCCAACTATTATTGTTAGAAACGGCAAGCGTTATCAAATTAACGATATTATTAACAAGAACAATGTTACAGGTGATTGTACATTAATCTTTGATGCTAACACTCCGTTTGTAAACGCAGGTATTACTACAGGACTTGTACCTAACCAAAATACAAATGCTAAGTCGTTATTAATACTTAACAAAGAATTTATACAAGCAGAAATTATTGGTTACATCAATGCTAACTACTCTGTATTTTCATATGATCAAGCCAAGTGTGAGCGTGATACAGGATTAATATTAGACGCGGCAAGTATGGACCAGGCATTAGGTACTAACTATAATGCTGTAACTGCTGGTTTAGCATACCAACGTGCTAATGCTACAGAAGTACAAGGCCCGCAGTTAACTAAAACAGTTGACGCTATCAACGAAGCAAGAGATGATACTATTGCGTTAACTAATGTTGCTTCTAGTGCTACAGCAGTAGCAAGAGTCACAGCGGCATTTAACGAAGTAACAGACATCTTAAGTAATGGTGTAGGAAACGCAGATGCGTTAGTGTTCCCAGCACCAACTGGAGTATCACAAGATCTTCAAGATGCTCACGATCAGTTAAGAAACAACAGACAGTTTATACGCGATGAAGTTATTGCTTGGATTGGTGTAAACTATCCAGCATTGTCATACGATCAAACTGCTTGTTCGCGTGACACAGGATATATTGTTGATGCGTTATCTTATGATATACTATACGGTGGTAACAGTGCTACACGTACAGCGGCACAAGCATACTTTGTCGGAGCAGTAAGTCAACTAGGCGCAGGAGAAGGTCCTGCTACAGTAGCCGCTTACAATCATATGGCAGGCGTAATTGGTGATATTGTACAAGGTAATGCTGTAACACCGAGTAGCGGAAATACTACTTCACAAGATACATCAGCAGGTAATGCTACTGCTAGTGAAGCAACTACATTAGACGGCTTAGTACAAATCATTGAAGATGTTATTACATCAGGTAACATTAACGTCTTACCAGCAGAAACATTACCGAGTATTACTTGGACATCAGCAGATTTACAAGCAGCGTATTCAAACATTCAAACTAATAGAACAACTATTATTACAAACACTATTAGTTACATTAACAACAACTTAGCATTTACATATGACGAAGCAATTTGTTATAGAGACGTTGGCTTCATTGTTGATGCGTTAATTGACGACTTAGATAATGCTAGTTATGAAAAATCTGTAGAAGCAGGTATTTCTTATTATGACAATGCTAGTGCGTTAAAAGCAATTACAGAACAAAAAGCAGAAACTGTTGCTGCGATTACATACATTAAAACTGTTGTAAGTGCTGTATTAGCACAACAAGTACTAGGTACAGATACTGGTACAAAATACAGTGCGGCTTCTATCACACAGGCACTAGATGCTGGCATTGCATCAGAAGTCGGTGCTGACACACTTTGTAATCAAAATGTTGATTATATTGTTGACATTATTAATGGCGGATCTGATGCCGCTCCATTTGAAGCATCTTACTCATTAGTAGGTGACAGAACAACAGCAAACACATCAATTGGTTCGCAAATTGTTGTTGAAACTGCTGGTAACAGATCTATCCTAGCAAACGACTTTACACAGGTTAACGACTTAGCATACGGTGTATATGTTACTAACAATGCTCTTTGTGAGCTTGTATCAGTGTTTACATATTACTGTCATAGATCATACGTTGCTGACAATGGTGGTGAAATACGTTCACTTAACGGATCGAGTATTTACGGTAACTGGGGTATGGTTGCTTTTGGCGTTGACCCAGATGAAATTCCAGACACTGTGCGTTTAACATACGATATGGTACAAACTGCTAAAATTGCTCAAGTAACCGCTAAAGGTGAACAGGCAATGTACATATACGATTACGAGTACATTCCATCGCAGTATTCACTTATTGAAGTTAAACACGAACGTGCTTTGATTCCTAAAAAAGTTACTGTTAACACAGGCGGCACTGGTTATGCTCCGGGTGATGTTGTTGATGTTACAGTTCCAGGCACTTCTACTATCGCAGTTCAATTACAAATTGCGGCAGTTGGACCAAGTGGCGAAGTATTAGACGCTGCTATTTCAAGTGGTGAAATGGCAAGTATCACAGGTTGGACTGACGATGTAACTCCTATGACTAACTTATCAGTTAATGGTGTGGGAGGTGCTACGTTTGATATTGTATTCTCAAGAGCAACAAAAGTTTATGAGATTAACAGTATTGCTAGTACAGGTAACAGTGCTGGAGGAGCAGTTCGTAATGGCGATGTATTAAAAATTAACTTTGCGTCATCAGGCGTTGAAGGAAGTGAACAGTTTGGTTTAGCATATCCTACTAGTACAGACGAACTTGTAACTATTAGAGCATATCGTAACTTTATCTTTAATGACGTTGCTGCTCCTACTCCAGTTAAGAAAGCAAACGCTGTTAACTTTGTAGAAACAGACGAACTAGGTTACAACTCAATTGACTACTCATCAAATGATGCGTTAGGAAATAGAGTAGGTTCTAACTCTGCTCAAATTACATTCCAAAGTGGATTTAACTTTATCAAACTAAACGTTGATAATACTAATGCTCAAGTTGCTGACTTAGTAGTTGGAACAAGAACATATGGTTCAAAAGTAGGCGATATTAAAATTGCTATTGTTGAAACAACTTTAAGTAACATTGATATTGATAGATTAAAACGTGGTCAAATGATATTTGGCTGGAATGGCGAACTACATAAGATTAACAACTACTTTACTGGTGCTGGCGAAGACGGTTCAGACTCAACTGGTTTCCCTTACATTGTTATTAACAATAACGATTATAACAACGAATTAACAGGATCACCAAATGTAGGTTTAAGTTATCCAGTACACGTATTATCCGATGTAGAAGAAGATAGAAACATTTTATACGCAGGTCTACAATTAGGCGAAAAGGCTACAATTACTAGACGTATTTCAAACTTACGTTCTACTAACCATGACTTTGCTGATGTTGGTACAGGTGGTTATAATACTACTAACTATCCAAATGCTGTATATGGTGAACCTAAGCAACCTTCATACACACGTGAAAAAGACGAGTTCTCCGGCGGACGAGTATTCTAAACACGTACTGACCAAGATGGTAACTTCCGAGTTGGTGAGTTCTTTAAGATCGACCAAGGTACTGGTGAGATTACATTTAACGCTCGACTAGCACTTTCAAACGTAAACGGATTACAGTTTAGTAGAGGTGTTGAAGTTAAGGAATTCTCCGTTGACGAAGAATTTACAGATAACGCTCCGGACGCAGTACCAACTGAATTTGCTGCTAGACAATATATTGACAAACGTTTAGGTATTATACACGGTGACTTAGGTACTGGTTCAGGTAGATTACCAACTAACTTACGTATTGGTCCAGGATATGTTGCTCTTAACGGTAGAACTCCATTAGAAGGTGACTTAAACTTTAACAGTACATATACTGCTACTAACTTGATTGCTCCTGTTAACGCAGACGATGCGGCAACTAAAATTTATACAGACTCTGCAATTCGTGTAGCAAGCCAATTAAGTAACTTATATGATGTTGAAACTGCTGGCGCAATAGCAGGCGATACGTTAATGTTTACCGGAGTATATGAAGTACCGATTGACTTAACACAAACTTCAGGAACAGCAACTTCGGGTGCGACATTTACTGCTTCACCAAGTGGTGCTACTGGTACATTTGCTGAATACAGAGATTTAGGCGGCAATAACCCAAGAATGAGATATATTCCAGATGATGTTAATAACACACCTAAGTTTGGTGACATTATTAACATTGGAAGCGGTGCTGCCCAAACAGCAACTGATATGTTACCATATGAATCATCATTCCCACTGGCATACGGTACTAACCAAACAGGCGATGTATTCAACGACTTTAAATTCTCGTTAAGAACTGTTGATGCTAAACTTGGTATTGCTGGTGCTGACTATACTGTAGGTGATGTTGTTGAACTAGTGGGCGGCGTTATTTCAAACGATCCACAAGGACAACCTTATCCAAAAGCACAAGTACAAATTGACGCTGTTGACGTAAACGGAAGTGTACTAGCAGTTAGTATTTTAACCAATGGTGCGTACGATCAACCTCCATTCCCACATGATAACATTCAAACAGCAAACGTTACTGTTTCTAACCCAGCGGCAACTGGACTACGTTTAGAAGGTGTGTTTGGCGGAACAAGTTATTGGCAGATTGCTAATAATGTTATACTCGATGTTGATGTAAACTCAAACGCAGATATTGCTCAAAGCAAACTGCTAATGAATGTTGCTACTACAAGAGCAGCATCACCGACAGGTACAGCAAGACAAGTACAAGCAGCACTTGGTTTGTCAACATATGATGAAGATATGTTTACACTTACTGACGGTTTTGTACAATATAAAACTGCTACATCTACAGGCACTGGTTTAGACTCAAGCAAACTAAGTTGGGTTGCTACAGATACTGTATTAGGTAGAAGTGCTGATGGTACAGGCGCTGTTGGACAAATTGGTTTCCAAACTGTTGTAGACGAAGGTAACGGTATTCTACACGCAGACATTCCAGGAACATCAGTAGGCTTAATTGAAAGAAGTGGTGCTGAAACATACGGCATTCTACCAATTGACAACGGACAAGCAGACGCTACAGCACATATTGTAAAAACAGATAGTGACGGTAAGATTAACATTGTTGCGTTACAACTTAGTAGCCAAGATGTTATTGAAAGAACAGGCACAGGCACTGTCGCAGATCCATACAAACTTATTGTTAGAGACTTCGACAACAGTGTACTATTTGTAGGTGACAACGGTAACTTAACTGGCGTTAACGATTTAACTGCTGACAACTTGTATGTTACTAACGGAACAAGCAATAGTATATCACTTACTGGTTCAAATGGTAAAGTAACATCTGTAAGTGTTGACGTAGGTAACTTAAAACTAAGCGGAGATTTAATTACTTCAAGTAGTACTAATCCACTTGTAATTAGATCACAAGATACAGGTGATGCTGGAACAATTGGTAACTATGGTGTTACTATTGATGACAACTTAACAGTATCAGGTAACTTAACTGTCAACGGAACTACAACTACAGTTAACAGTACAGTAGTAACAATAGATGATCCAATCTTTACACTAGGCGGCGATGCTGCTCCGAGCACGGACGATAACAAAGACAGAGGTATATTATTCCGCTGGCATGATGGCACTAACGCAAAAGTTGGTTTCTTTGGTTATGATGATAGCACAAGTAAGTTTACATTTATTAAAGATGGATCTGTATCAGGTGAAGTAATGAGCGGAAGTGTTGCTGATGTTCAGTTTGCTGATGCTGCTCTAAGTTCTGCTACAGTAAGTGGAAACTTTGTTGTACAAGGAAATACCGACATTGGTAATGCGACAGGTGATACATTAACCATTACTGCTAGTGTTGATTCTAACATTGTTCCAACTGGTACACGTAACTTAGGTAGCACTAGTAACTTCTGGGACACAACATATTCTAATACTGTTAGAACAACAGCAATTACAACTGGTGCTAATACAACAGCAGGAACTATTACAGGTGATTGGAGTCTAAGCAGTGGATCTAAACTAGACGCTACATACGCTGACTTGGCAGAGAAATATACAGCAGATGCTGATTACGAGCCAGGTACTGTACTAGTATTTGGCGGAGAACAAGAAGTTACTACAACTGATATTAAAGCAAACTTTAGAGTAGCAGGTGTTGTAACAACTAACCCAGCATACTCAATGAACAGTGGATGCCCAGGTGAACACGTTGCTGAAATAGCACTACAAGGTCGTGTACCATGTAAAGTAATTGGTAAAGTTGAAAAAGGTGACTTATTAGTTACAGCGGCTAAGCCAGGATACGCAATGGTTTGGAACAATCCAGGCAGAGTTGGTACAGTAATTGGTAAGGCTTTAGAAAACAAAGACACTTCAGAAGAAGGTGTAATTGAAGTAGCAGTAGGTAGATTATAAGGGTCTGATAAATACAGTAAGGAGTAAAGATGGCTATTCAAACTATAAACATAGGATCGAACGCAAACGACGGTACTGGCGATAATATCAGAGATGCCTTCCAGAAGATTAATGCTAACTTCGATTACCTAAACGTTAACTTAGGTATTGATAATACCGGTTTAAACGTAGGTGACGCACAAGGCGTAGGAATATTTTTACGTAAAAACGAAGGACAGTTTGAATTTAAAAGACTACTTGCTGGCACAGGTATTACTTTAGATAACACAACTGATCCAAACACTATTGAAATCACTTCAGGTATTGTTGGCGATTTAAGTGTTAGTGACGGCACAATAACTTCTAACATAGTTTTAGGTTCTGACACACTTACTATTAATGGTGGCAGTAATATAACAACAACACTTTCAGGAACTACTTTAACAATTGATAGTAGTGCTTCAAGTTTATCAAACGACCCTGC